TGGCAATGCAGGCACGCGGCAAGGATTGGGAATGCGACGAAGTTGAGCTGGTGGCAGCAAAGCCGCCAACCGAAGACGATGACGCACCCGAAGTGCAATGGAAGTAACAGAGGAATTCCGTTCCGATAACAGCGGTGTGTGGTGTTCGATAGTCGCTGAGGCAATGACGATGAGTGAAGTTGAAATTAAGATCGGCAAGGAATGGTGTCGCGTGCATGGGCGGACGGCAGCAATCGTTGCGGACGGCCGGCACTCCATCCCAAGCACGGCAACAGGTGCTCTGTGCTATTGGGTGTTGCAGTTAATGCTGCACGGGTATTGAGGATCGGATCTGCACTCCGGTGTTGCCCTAAGCCATTGACACAGAAACAATCCCTGGTACACTGACGGAACCGCTGGCTCAAGATAAAAACCATGACTGCTCCCGCCCTCAGAAATGTGGCGGATTCGTTGCGTCGTGGGGTGTCGAGATGTCGGCAAAGAATAAAAGCTGGTGGCAATCCAAAACGATTTGGATTAACGCAATCACCGCTGCGACCGCAACTCTGACCGTGCTTGGAGGTCAGCAGATCGTTACAGATCACCCTGCAATTGCTGCGGGCCTAGTGGCTGCTCTTGGCGGGCTGAACATCGTCCTGCGAATCATTACCGTGCTGCCGATCGGTGGTGAGTAATGGCCAAAAAAGCCCCCGCAAAGAAGGCACCAGCGAAACGAAAGCCAGCGGCTAAGAAAGCCCCTGCTGCTGTTGTCGTGCCGCTTAAGTCAATCGCGTGGCGGTCTCGGTTAGTAGGTGGGGCCAAGGCTGCTGCGTTGATTGTTTGTGGGGCTGTCGCTGGCGTTTATGCGGCGGGCGGCATTGAGATTGGGCCGGGGCCAGTTGTCTACAATGACTCGCTCGCACAATCGCACACAAACGACCGAGCGTCACAAGTCCGCATTCTGCGTGAGTATGCTGGCAAAACATTTGCGAATGATCCAGATGCCCAAAAATGGCTGAACGAGCAAAGAATTGCGGCTCGGCCTACAGATTGGATTCCCTACACCGACGAGCTGGGCTTTGCGGCTGATGCTGGTGTTGATGCGGTCAAGGCGTTTGCTGATAAGCTGGAGGGCAAGCGATGACAGATCCACGAGTCGGCTATTGGCTGCATGATGAAGAGGATCAGGAATTTCTAGACTCACTGCCGGACGAGTCGCCGGTGCTCGCAATGCGTGGCACATACGACGAAATCGCATTCGATCCTCGCAAGGTAATGAAGGTCGAGAATCAGGGATCTGTCGGAAGTTGCCAAGGTCACGCAATCAGCAGCGTGGCAGAGCTTTGTTATTACATTGCGACGGGGGATCTGACGCGACAGTTGAGCAGAGCCTATGGTTATTACGAAACACAGCGAATCGACGGCATCACGTCCGACCGTGGCAGCACTATCAGCGGCGGCATCAAACTGGCAACGACCAAGGGAATCCCAGAAGAATCGCTGTGGAAGTATTCTGGCCGATACGACAACAAACGCCCTGCTAACTGGTCAGATATCGAAGCCAATGCGGCAAAACACAAGATCGGCCAGTCCTATCGGATGACCACATACGACGGCGTGAGAACGTTCCTTGGCAGTGGTCAGGGCGGAATCTCGATCGGCATTTCGTGGGGCGGCGAAATGGACCGAGCTGTCGTGAATTCATTCAGTGGATCTGGCGGCGGCGGTCACGCAATCGCGTTGCTTTCGTTGTCAAAACGCAATGATGTTTCCGGTCGGCCGTTCATCTGGATGATGAATTCATGGAGTGTAAACTGGGGCAATGGCGGATGGTCGGAGTGGGCACCAGCGGCAATCGAGCAAATGCTGCGGCATCGTTACACAGCTTGCTTTGGATGCTCCGACATGCCGAACGTCAAGCCGCGTGAGCTGGACCTGAAACAATGGCAGGAAGGGTTGAGAGTATGAAAAATCTCATTTGGTTCGTGCTGCTGCTGGTTGGTTGCTCAGAATCAGCCACCGAACTTTCCGCATGGCAAAAGGCAATGCGAGACGGCAGCGTTGAGGCTGTCGCAGCAACAAAGACCGTCGAATCAAAGACCGACGAAGCAATCGGCATTCTGAAAGACAACACAACCGCACTGGCCGCGATAAAAGCCAAAGTGGATGCACTTCAGGTCGTTTCCAATCCTAACGGAAAGGATGGTGATCCAGAGTCTGCCCCTGAGCCGCCGGCAACAGCGAACGACACCCCAAATCCTCTCAAGGTCGCTACGCCGGCGGCTTCTTCTCGCATTGCATCGGACGGCACGGCTCTGCGGTGGAGCATCGAAGGCAACTGGAGTCCAACAATCCTGCAAACATCAGCACATTTGCGAGAGCATGGCATTGATACGAACGGCATGACGCACCAACAAATGGCCGACCTTCATGCGTCGATTCATGATGGCAAGCCAGTCGCGATGAAATCAAAGCCAGTGCAGATGATCAATCGAGGATCGAATTGCCCTGGCGGAGTCTGCCCAACGAACACGCGGCAGCGGCGTGGGCTGTTCGGGGGTCTGTTTCGATGAGCTTCATCAAGCCGATCGACTTGAGGCACTTAAACATCCGCGAAGCAATTCAGGCGGTTATCAGTGGACGCATTGAGCGTATTGAGTTCAGCGAGACGGTTAATCTGAAGCTGAAACACGACGGCGAACAGGCGATTCTGGCAATTACAGACGGCACGGTCGAGGTTGATATTCCGGGGCCAATCAGCCCGGACGTGTTACGGGTGACAGCGTTCGAGGATCATGCTTTGGTGGACTTGAGGTTGAGTCAGGTAAGGATCGATTACTGATGAGCCGCGATGACACAATCATGACCAGCCTGCTCTACGAGCGAGCCGCGCAATGTGGATCATGGGCAGGGGATCTGGCCGTCAGTAAAGAGGGTGAGACAATCGACTTTTATGGTCGGCGAATGTTGAGATTGGAAAAGAAAAAGCGAATCAAATCGACGGACACAGACGAGGAAATTGCAAGGGCGATAACTCCAATCATGGCGTGGCTATTCTGGCAGATCGCTCCGGAACTTCTCATGTGGATTGTCGCAGCGATCAGAAAACGGATTTGGCAACAACAAGACTGACAACAGGAATCGAGGCGGATGTGGATCGACGAAACAGCAAACGAGCACCATCTGAGGACGTGGATTAAGCATTGCCCTGCGATGAAACTCGTAAGCACCTTGGACGGCCAAATACTTTGGGCGAATGCTGCTTTCTGCGACTGGTCGCAATACACATTAACGGAACTCAGGAAGCTGACATGGATGGCAATCAGTGTTCCGGACAAGAACCTTGAATCCGATATTGATGAGTCAAGAAACCTCGATGCGTATAACCCAACGTATCAGGTTAAAAAGCAATACATTCCCAAAGGCGCGAAGCCCGAGTGGGGCCAGTTAACAGTTATGAGATACCCGCTATCGGGCGAAATTGAATGTTGTCTCTGCACATGGGAGCCACTAAAAAACGGGACAGCAACGGCCTTCGCAATGGCGATGGAGCACACTCAGAAACTGGATGCGAGAATCGAAGCGATGACGGTCGAATTGAAGGCGATAACGACGCAGACGGATGAGGACAAATTTGTGCTTGGGGCGATTCGAATGGTGCAACGACACCCGAAGATTGCGGCCGCATTTATCGTAATGGCGTTGTCCATTTTTGGGCTGAATAACGTTGTTGAACTGTTGCAACGGACGGGCCTTGTGAACCTGCCAGTCAAGGTGACGATGCAGGAACAGGTTGGCGGTCGGGAATAAAACAAACGCGGATCTGTTGATCCGCTCGTCATCGAAAACATTGGTAATTCACGCGGAATCAACTCCGCTGCTCATTGGGGGAAACATGCTGGCAAACCTGATCAACCAACACGCTCTGGCCGATGCACAGGCGGGGAAATGGGATGCTGTCGCTGAGATTCTGAACGCTCCAACTGTGAAGGTTCGCAATCCAAAATCATGGACGATGGCGGACCTTATTACGTTGCTCGGGGCAGAGTCGGCGGCAGTAGTCGGCGGCACGATTCAGGCTGCTGGTGCGACGAATCCGATATTCGCGGGTGCGTGGCTTGCTTTGAATATCACCGGGCTGCAACTGCACACGGACGATCGCCAGGCGATGATTGCAGGGCTTGCGGATGCTGCTGGATGGCCGAACGAACTGAAGGCAGCGGCATTGGCAGCGGGGCTCACCTACACGTCACTGGCTGGCTCGGTTGTCACCGCAGACGACTGCCAAAAGGCGTGGACAGTCTCCGAGACTCGTCGCACAGTCAATCTCCTGTCAGCAAAAGCCACTGCAGTAAACGCATGGTGTGACGCTCTGGATCTGACGACGAAAACTCCGGAGGAAGTGCAGTCGTACTGTGATTCTATGCTTGCCTCAAGCGATGGGAATCCGAACTGATGAGCGTGTACGCGGTCAACGGTAAAGAGCCTGCATTTGCGTGGATTCCGTCGCTGGATGACACCGGCAATGGCACGACTACGCTCAATGATTTGATCGGCTCGCGTGACGGTACACTCACAAACATGGACGCCGGCACCGACTGGGTGGCGGACACAGGTGCTGGTGGTGTCAGAGCACTTGATTTCGACGCGACGAACGACTTTGCAACACTCGGAACTGGGATCGTGCTTCCAAGTTCCGGAGGGCTTGGTATTTCGTGGTGGGAGAAGGTTTCGGCAACCGCTGGCCCATTCCATTCGAGGTTCCGTTTTTACACAGGCTCGCAGGCGTTTTTTGTGTTTCGCTCAACGATGGCATCGTACGCGACGCTGTCATTCTCGCGTGATGGAGTGGCGTCAAGCCTGCGGTGTGCAGGTGCGATGTCGTTGGCCAGTGCTTCAGGATCGTGGGTGCATTTTGTGATTGTCGGCACCGCTGGAGCTAACAGCACGACTCCTGCAGATTGGACGCTGTACGAAAACGGCGTGTCGAAAACGATCGACGCAGGCGGTGCGTTCTCAAGCCAAACGGCAAACGTCAACCAGATCGGATGGGACTCTCTCCTCAGCGGAGCTGGCTGTTTGCTGGATGATATTCGAGTCTTCCATCAATCGCTCGATTCCTCAGACTCCGGGTATCTGTACAACGCTGGCGTTGGTCGCGGTCGAGTGGCTGTTTCTGGTGAGTCTCGCAGGCGTCGTCAATCAGTGTCTGGAGGTGTTCTGTGAGTCACGCTTTGCGGGTAGGTGTCGCTGATCAGATTGGATATTTCCGGGCCTACAACACGGACGGCTCGGCTAAGACAGATCTCACGTCCTCTACGACCGGATTGGCTCTGTCAGTGTTTCGCGTCGGTGCGTCTGCAGTCTCGATCAGCAGTCTGTCAGCAAAAGCTGCAGACAATACCGCACATGCAGACGGGGCAATTCGAGCAGTCAGCGGAAACCTCTACACTGTGGACCTGCCGGACGCGGCTTGTGCTGATCAGGTGCCGTCGATCAGCGTGAAAGGCTCGTACACGGGCGGCGTGATCGAAGGGCCTGAACATCCGTTGGTCGGGTACAATCCGGCGAGTGTTGCGGTTGGGGCAAACACCACGACGCCCCCAACGGTTGGAGCGATTGCCGATCAGGTCTGGGATGAGGCTCGATCTGGACACGTCACGGCAGGCACGTTCGGCGAAAAAGTAAACGCGGAACTGGACTCCGCTGCTACTGCCGCACTGGTAGACTTGATCTGGGATGAGCCATTAACAGGTGCCACGCATAATGTCGCCACTTCAGCGGGTAAGCGACTTCGTCAAACAACTGCATTCCAACAAATCGACTCGACTGTCATTGATGCGTCTGCGACCACAACTACGTTCATCACTGGCCTCGATTCAGCGGTTGATGATTTTTTCAATGACTCGATGCTGGTGTTCACTGACGGGGCATTGGCCGGTCAGGTTCGGGCTATTTACGACTATATTGGAGCCACAAAGACGATTATCCTAGAGGAACCTCTGACATCGGCTCCGGTCAACGGAGTGGCGTTTACCATCGTGTCGCTGCATATCCATCCGGTGAGTCAGATTCAGAGTGGGTTGGCAACGAGTGCTGCATTGGCCGCAGCTAAAACTATTTTGGACAAGGTTGATACCGGACTGGTTGTAGACGGTGCTGTTTACCAGTTTACGGCGAATATGCTGGAGCTGGGGCCGAGCGGTGGAGGTGGATCAAGCGTTAATGTATTGCCAGCGACGGGGATCGTGGCAGACCGATCGGCCGGAGTGACATTGACACCAGTCGTCGGAGAAACGATTAGCCAGTCAATAACAATGTACCGCACCGATGGCACGACTGCAGTCAACGTGAGCGGAAAGACATTGGCCATCGTGTTCGAAACGCTGTCCGGCGTCGATGTGGCTACTGTTGCCAGTGGCAACATTACGATTAGCGGCGCGAGCAGCAACATTGTCACCTTTGCTTATCCATCAGCAGTTACTGCGTCAGAGCGTACATTGCGGTTTGCGATCAGGGATGCAGCAGCCCCATTGACCATGTACCTTCAGGGTGTGTGCAGTGTGGTGGCAGCACCAAAGGTGGATGCCTGATGTTAAGGCTGTGCCCATGTGGTGCTGTGCTGGAGGCAAGGCACAGAGAGTGCGAACGGTGCGGACGTGGCAAGCAAAGGGCATCAGTCAGCACCACAGAGGCGGGGTATGACGGAGCATGGAAGCGGTTGAGCGTGCGGTTTCGACAGGAGAATCCATTGTGTGAGGAATGCAAAAAGCGGGGCATCGCTACAGAGGCACAGGAGGTGCACCACGTCATTCCGATCGCAGAGGCTCCTTGGCTACGACTTGAATGGAACAATCTCATGGCGTTGTGCGTGGCGTGTCACAGGGCATTAGAGCAGGCTAGGCGTGACGGGCAGTGACAGGCCGGGGGGAGGTCGGAATGTGGGGGGCGGCCGGTCGTCGATATCCCTGTCCCGCGCGTGCATGTGTCCACAAAATTGGGGGTTTCAAGAAATGGCACGAGGACGAAAACCGCTGGCGGCAGAAATCAAGCTCGCAACAGGTGCGTTTCGCAAAAATCCGAAACGACAGAACAAGGCCGCACCAAAGGCCGATGGCCAGTCACCGCAAATGCCGGATTGGTTTGGCGATGTTGAAGCACAAAAATGGAACGAGCTATGTCTCGACCTAAAAACCAACGGCGTGTTGTCGTCGGATACTCGCGAGATCCTGATCGCGTACTGCACGGCTTACGCGAAGTGGATCGAGTCACGGCAGAAAGTGGAAGAGACCGGACTGGCAATTGAAGGCGTTGACAAAGAAGGCAACCTGACGATCGCAAAGAATGCCTATGTCGGAGAAATGCACAAGTTTCGCGAACAGCTTAACAAGCTGCTTCCAGAGCTAGGTTTAACACCGGCAAGCCGTCAGAAACTGACGAGCCTGAAACTAGAAGATAAAAAGGAAGATCCGTTCGCAAAGATCATGGCACGAATGGGGAGAGGATGAAACGTAAAAGCGACACGCACAAGGCCGTCGATAAGTACGTCAAAGACGTGCTGAGCGGTCGCATCGTGTCGTGTGTTTCGCATCGGGCAGCAGTGCAGCGATATGTTGATGATCTGGAACGACAAAACAGCCCGGAGTTTCCGTATTACTTTTCCCTCGATGTGGCTTCAGCTCATTGTGATTTTTTTCCGGAGGTGCTGAAACATTCAATTGGGAAAAGCTCAGGGATGCCATTCAATCTCGAACCGTGGCAACTGTTCGGCATCTGGAACATATTTGGCTGGAAGCGGTGCGAAGACAGAACGCGACGGTTCCGCCGGGTGTTCTGGACAATGGCCCGCAAAAACGGAAAGTCTACGCTCGGTTCAGGCATTGCGATCGATGGCGGCATGGCCGATGTGAATCCATTCACAGGCAGGCCAGAAGACGTTGCAGAAATCGTGTTGTGTGCGACGAAAAAAGAGCAGGCACAAAAGGTAATGTATGCCGAAATCGAGCGGATGAGGAGCCAGTCGGAACACGTCAAAGCTCTTTCGACGCCAATCAATAAGCAGATCACGTTTAGTCACAACAAGGGCTATATTCATTGCATCGGAAGCGACAAACCGTTTGACGGGCTGAATCCGCACATGGTGCTCATGGATGAAAAGCACGCATGGAGGGAGCATCACCGAAAGTTTTACGACACCATGATGACGGGATCTGGCAACCGTTCGCAGCCTTTAATTATCGACTTCACCACGGCCGGAGACGACACGAGCCAGCTCTGGCAGGAAGATTATGATTACGCAACAGGCGTTGTCCGGGGTGAGTTTGTTGACGAGTCATACTTTTCATACATCTTCGAGTTAGACGAGAATGACGACGCCTTGGATGAGTCGCTGTGGCCAAAGGCGAACCCAAATATTGGCGTTTCGATCGGGCTGGAATCCCTGAGAGAAGCGGCAGCAAAGGCGAAGACATCACCAGTTGAGTTGAATCGATTTACCCGCTACCACTGCAATCGCAAGGTGTCTGCCTACGAGCGGTTTATTCTGCCTGCTGACTGGGATGACATAGCAGACTCGCTTTCGTCTTGGCGACACGCAAACGCAATCACCGCTGGGATCGACCTTGGCGGCCGCGATGACTTGGCATCGTTTGGCGTGATTGCTCGATTCCCGGTGGATGAGGATGAGGAAGGCAAAACGATCTGGCGTTACGAGGGATTTACAAAGTCATTCATTGTCGATGAAACAAAACGAGATTTGAAGAAGCAGCCGTGGGCGGGATGGATTGCAACCGGCGAACTGACGGTCGTCCGATATGTTGTCGCGTCGCTCAGAGACGAGTTTCTTCGAGTGGCGGAAGAGATTGGTATCAGGGCGGTGGCCTATGACCCGTACAACGCTGCTCAGTTGGGTGACGAGCTATCTCAGGCCGGACTTGACGTTATTAAAATGCCTCAGAACTGCTTTCAGTTTCACGAGCCGATGCAGGAACTGACGGCAGCAATTAGAGAAAACAGGTTCACGCCGGACAAGACAGACAACATCCTTCGCTGGTGTGCTCTTAACATGATGACAACCAGCAACGCACAAGGTAAGATGATGCCAGATAAGCGAAATTCGAGCGAGAAAATAGACGCTGCTGTGGCTTTATTGATGGGCATTCGGTTGGCAATGCTGGCTCCATCGCGTCCGACAGGTTCTCTATTCATCGTTTGAAAGCCCAAATATGGAACTGTTTCGACGGTTTATTACACGAATTGGCTCTGGTTTGGGTGCTTTCTTCGGCACTTCGCCGGAGTTTGGCACATCGAAGCTAACTCCGCGCCGCGCCATTGAGTATGCCCCTGTCTGGTATGCGGTCAACAAGATCGCAGGGCACTTTTCGCAACTGCCTATTAACTGCCATCGCAGACTGGAACGCGGCAGCAGCATTGAGCGATCGCACCCCGGCCACAAGATCGTCCACACGCGGCCAAACGATTACCAGACGGCTCCAGAGTGGAAAATGTTCGGTGCTCCGAGCCTGCTGCTTTACGGCAACTGGCGATGTGTTGTTGAGCGCGAAGGCGGACGGCCAGTTGCGTTGTGGCCAATGTTGCCAGACCGCTCAAGCAGCGAATGGTACGAAGGCAAGCGATACCACGGCACCGTTTTGTGCCAGCACGAGCCGTTAGCTAAAAAGGTCGGTGTTACGTCCGACAGCCAGACAGTTTGGTTTCCCGACGAAGACGTGTTTTTCGTGCATGGATTGAGCTTTAACGGGCTTGCTGGCCTCAACGCAGCCGCAGTGATGAGCAACAGCCTGGACGCTGGATTGTCGGCAGAAGATCAGGTCAGAAATCTGGCCAAAAAAGGTTTCAGCGGATCGCTGATTCTCGAAGCCCCTGGCGGAATGTTTCGCAACGAAGAAGAAGCAAAGAAATTCCTGTCGATGTTTCGCGAGGCTCACGACGGTGCGGAAAACACCGGCAAGACTGCCATGCTCCGCGAAGGCATTAAGGCAAACATGGTGTCAATGAGCGGTAAGGATTCGCAGTGGATTGAGCAACGGCTGTTTCAGCGTCAAGAAGCTGCGATGTGGTTCTGCCTAGAAGAAATCCTTGGCGATGATTCGTCAGTGTCGTACAACAGCCTTGCAGAGAAGCACTTGGCGTACCTGACGAACTGCTTAAACCGCTGGTTAGTTCACATTGAGGCCGCTTGCAATCGATCGTTGCTGACGGAACGCCAGTTGACCAGCGAAACGCACTATTTCAAGTTCAACACAAACGCTCTGATGCGAATGGACCCGCTGAAACAGGCGGAATACCTGACAAAGCTGATCGCAGCAACGGTGATCAGCCCGAATGAAGCACGCGAAAAACTGGACATGAATCCCTATGACGGCGGGGATGAATATCAGAATCCAGCGATCACAGTGACAGCACCAGTGGAAGAGGATTCGCCGAGCGTTCCTGAAGACCCTGAGCCGGAGGACGATCCAGAAACGGAAGCAGTGCAGCGAATGGCCGTAATTTCACGATTGCGGCCGTTGCTGGCTATCGAGCAGCAGCGAGTGGCGGCAGCCGTCAAAACAAAAACGCCAATTCAGTCGGTTGAAAAGTTTTACGCTAAATGGCAGCACACGCTGGGCGATGTTTGCGAACAACTTGGAGGAACGCCATACGCAGCGGCAGAGCATTGCCGCATTTCACAGGATGCGTTGATCGAAGTCATGAGCAAGACGGCAGCCAAGGCATTGCCAGACGCTGTCGGGGAGCTGACGGCATCATGGGGCGAACGTGTTGAAGATTTGGCAGACTACATACTGGGAGCGACAGTATGATGGAAGGATTTGTGGCCGATCGGCCGGAGTTTGAGTGGCTCGCAGAAAAGGCAGGCGGCTGGCAGTTTGGTGAACAGGGCATTCTGGTTGCCTTGGCCAACGTAATAAACAAGCCGGGACAGTGCGTGGAAATCGGGGCCGGAGACGGCGAAGAGCTGCCGTTGACAATTGAACCGTTTTACAATTACGGGCTTGATTGCTTGCTGTTTGAAAGAGACGAAGATTCAATCAGGCAACTGGCTGCTAAGTTTCCAAGGGCAAAGATACGCGGGGAATATGCTTTCGAAACAAGTTCCAATCTTGACGCACATGTGATGCTTTGTGTCATTGATGTGGACAGCATCGACAGTCTTATCATGGAGCATGTGCTAAGCAATCATCAGACGAGCATTCTGATGGTAGAGCATTTTGACAAATGCCATCCTGCAAATACGGATAATGTAGGGCGTGTTCCAGCGTGGCTGCTAGGCATTGAGATTGATGGAGGCTTCAAGATTCAAGACAACGCCGAAACCATTTATTCAATTGCTTGTGATTTCAATTACACGCGACTCGGGACGACACGAGTCAATTCAATTTTTGTTCATAATTTCCTAGTCGAAAAGGTTACAAAGCATGTACCAGTCTGATTTGGAAACCGGCGAGATTTTTTTGTACGACGCAATTGGCTCCTCGTTCTGGGGAATGATCGATGCGGCCACAGTACTCCCAGACCTTGCAAAGATGTCGGGCCGCAAGGTGACGCTTCGGATTTCATCCCCCGGCGGAAGCGTGGACGAGGGGCGAGCAATCTTTAACGCACTGAAGCGGCATCAGGGCGGCGTTGACGTTGTTGTGGATTCGTCGGCGTATTCGATCGCCAGTTACATCGCAATGGCTGGTGATCGCGTCGTGATGGCGAAAAACGCAATGATGATGGTTCACAATCCTTGGACGATGGCGATGGGAAGTGCGGCGGAGTTGCGAAAGACGGCCGACGTTCTCGACAAGTATCGCGATTCGATTCTGGACGCCTACGTGGACCGGACAAAAAAGGACCGCAAGAAGATAATGGCGATTCTGGATGCGGAAACGTGGTACACGGCACAAGAAGCAGTTGCGGCGGGGTTTGCGACAGAGGTCGGAGATATTGTCGTTGACGCTCCAAAGTTCGCAAAGGCGATGTATGGCAGCAAGCCAGAAGGCGAAAAGACCAACGAGCCAACGGCAGGAAGTCGGACGCCAGCAACGATTGCATCGCGTGAAATTCGATTGCAGCAGATTAAGGCGATGTTTGGACGATAGGGATGGTACGACAAGGAGCGATAATGGGAACTGCGGTAATTGTTGGGCAAAACATGCCAGACAAAACACTGGATTGTGTTGTTGACATGCACGATCGCACGATCATGTTTGAGCCTGTTCCGCAGGCTGCTGAAGCGTGCCGGAAAAGGTATGCAACGCAGCCAAAGGCTATCGTGATCGAAGCGGCCTGCGGGCAGGAGCATGGCAAATGTGTGTTTAATCTGTATAACACTGATGGGCTATCGTCGTCGCTCGGCAACATTACAGCACAGGCTGAGGGCACATGGCGGAATGTAGATTTCAGCAACACCACAGCGATCCATGTGCAAGTTGTGCGGCTCGACCATGTTTTGCAGATGCTGGGAGTCACACAGATTGATTGCCTAGTGATCGATGCCCAGGGTATGGACTTTGCAATTCTCAAGATGCTCGAACCGATGATCAACGACGGCATGATCGGTTACATTCAACTGGAAGCAGACGGGGCTGGCTTTTGTCACTACACAGGAACACCAGATAATTCAGAGGCAGCCATTCTGCAATGGATGTCGCAGTTTGAGCAATACGAGGCATCGCGATTGCCCGGCCGAATGGTGGAACAGCCAGATTTAGTGTTTACGTTTAAACAATAAACGTTGACACGATTCCGACAATCTGCTTAGATGCACGCACGCGGGGAGTCATCCCGCACCGAACACATTTTTCTGAGCAACTCGTTAGCGGCGCGGAAAAGTCAAAGCGAATACAATTTCGCCGACTTTTTGAGCCGCTTTTTTCATGGCCGGAGTCGGCATCACAATCGACTAAGGACTATGGAAATGATTTGGAATCTGAAGGTAATTCGCGAGCAAATTGACGAAGAGCTTGGCAAGGTTGATGCCATCGTTGCTCTCGCAAAGGAAGAAAACCGCGACTTCACGCCAGAAGAAGCCGCCGAAGTGGATCGCATCCAAGGCACGGACGACAAGCCCGGCGTTCTGCAGAAATTGTACGCCGACGAAAAACGAGCTGCCCGCATGTCTCAGAATTCAGCCGCGAGAGTTCGCTCAATCGGCTCAATCGATGTCGGTGGTCAGGCTGGCGGCATTGCAGTCGCTACGACTGAGCCACCTCGCGTCAAGGTGCCAGCGACTGCAAAGCGTCACGGCACCGTCAAGCACTTTAAAGGCCCGGATGCGGAAGCAAACGCCTATCTGACCGGCCGTTTTTTGATGGCAGCCATCGGCAACGATGACAAGTCAAAGATGTGGTTGAAAGATCACGGCGTTTCGATGCAGCACAGCAGCGACGACAACAGCAAGGGCGGTTATCTCGTGCCCGAAGTGCTGGAAAATGCCCTGATTGACCTGAAAGAAGAGTTTGGCATGTTTCGTCGCTATGCGATGAACTGGCCAATGACTTCGGATGTTTCGCTTGTGCCTCGTCGTGTGTCTGGATTCACCACGTATTTTGTTGGCCAGAACGACACGATCACAACATCCACGACAGCACTGGATCAGGTGCGACTGGAAGCTAAGAAACTGGCTGCTTTGACGCAGTATTCCAGCGAACTGAACGAGGATTCCATCATCGCAGTTGCTGATTACTACGCTCGCGAATTTGCCTATGCTTTGGCGGTTCGCGAAGACTCCTGCGGGTTCCTTGGCGATGGCACCAGCACTTACGGCGGCATCACCGGCGTTGCAAACGCACTGGCGGCAGGCTCTGTGGTCACCGCAACTGGCGTCACCGCATTGGCGAACCTGCTGATCGGCACGTTTCAGGAAGCAGTCGGCAAGTTGCCAGAATTCCCGGGCATTCAGCCAGCGTGGTACGTCCACAAGGCCGTTTACCATGCTTCAATGGGTCGCCTGCAAATGGCTGCTGGTGGAAACACCGTGCAGGATCTTGGCAACGGGCCAGTGCTGCAGTTCCTCGGCTATCCAGTGCGGTTTATTCAGACCCTTCCATCGACAGCAGCAAGCACAACAAAGATTGCCTACTTCGGTGATCTTGCAATGGCCGCAACGATGGGCACTCGTCGTGGCGTGACTCTGCGAGCGGACGAATCGCTGTACTTTGCTCAGGACGCTCTGGCGTTGCGAGTCACAGAGCGATTCGACATCAATGTGCATGAACGCGGAACGGCTTCTGTCGCAGGTCCGCTGCTGATGATCCAGATGGGCTAATCACTGAGCCACTCGTCGCTCCGGGTGGACCCGGCCGGAACGTTGGCTTGCTGGCGTTCCGGTCTTTTCAAAACCAATTGCACACATTTTCATAAGGTGATCACATGAAAGCAAATCAAAGAACTCAGGCAGTGATTGCACTGTCAGCACAGACGGCGGCGGCAACGGCAACGGTTGCTGGAACTATCGTAGACATGAAAGACTGCGATTATGCGACAATTATCCTCACGACTTCAGTTGCGGCAAACACAAACGCAGCACCCGTCGTCGTCAAGATTCAGGAATCCGACACCACAACCACAACTGACTTCACCGACATCAGCACCAGCACGATGCAGTTGTCCGTGACGCTGTCAACGGCGACTGGCCGAGATGCAAAGTTTCACATCAACAACGACGGCACACGAAAACGTTACGTGCGTTTGTTCGCGACACCTGGCACGCACACGACAAACAGCGTGGTCTCATTGGCTGCGGTTGCAGAGTTGATGATGGACACGATGCCATCAGGCACCACAGGACAGGCCGATTTTGTCGCAATCGGCTAACCAAACTTAAAACACCCGGAGCAAACGAGTGACCTCAAAATCTGTAAAAGTGTGCGGCATGATGACATCGCCGCGTTACATCAATTGTTTTTGTCGAGACTACATAGACGCGGCATTTGTGGCGGCAAAGATTCCGCTGCAGGATTCGCAAGGCGTGTTTTACGGCCAGTGTATGCAGCGGATGTTGCAGCACGCCGTGGAAAAAGACGTGGATATTGCCGTGATCTGTGACGGTGACTCACTGTTTACAGATCGCGACATTATGCGATTGCTGCAGACCTTGGAAGCCAATCCGCATATCGACGCACTGGCATCCATGCAGATCCGGCGTGGAAACAAAACGATGCTGGCAAGCATTAAAGGACAATCGACAGCAGAGGTGGGCGGAACGCCGTTGCAAGTTTCGACAGCACATTTCGGGCTGACCGTGATTGATTTGAAGAAGCTCAAGAACGTTGCAAAGCCTTGGTTTTGGTCGAAGCCAGATGAGAATGGCGAATGGGGTGACCTTCGCATTGATGATGACATTTGGTTTTGGAAGCAGTGGGAAGCGGCCGGTAACACGGTCTATCTTGATCCGCAAACGCGAATCGGGCACATGGAAGAAATGGTCGTCATGGTTGAGCCGAACACATACGAAGCCGTTCACGCATACCCGAACGAATGGATTGACTCATGCAGGTCGAATTGATGCAGGACTGGCGCGGGTATCGCGTTGGGTCTCGGTTTGAATTGGATGTAATTGGCGGAGGCGTCTTTGATGTTTTGCAACGGAACAACGTGGCAAGATTATTACCCGGACCGGGCGACGCGGGAGAAGGATCAAGAAATCCGCCATACGGTTCGAGTGGTGACTCCTCCGACGACCGAGCCAGTGACGATCGCAGAGGCCAAGGCACAGCTCAGCATCGGGGCAAGCGACGATAGTCACGACACAGAGCTGGCGTCGATGATTGCAGCGGCTCGCGAGGAATGGGAACGCGACACCTCCATCGCATTGATTACGCGGACGCTGGAACATCGGCTGCCAAAGTTTCTGTCTACCGTCGTTTTGTCGGTGCGGCCAGCAATTGCAGTTTCCTCAGTGACCTACGTTGACACAACAGGAACAACGCAAACCGTTTCATCGACCAATTACTACCTGGACAGCGACGAGGTGCGTTTTCTTGACACATTCGTAAAACCCGATGTGCAGGACAGAAGCGAAGCCGTCAAAATCACCTACACGGCCGGATATGGCAGCGACTCCCGCGCGTGTCCGGAACTCGACCGCATGGCAATCAAATTGAGTTTGGCCAATCGATTTGAAGACCGCGACATGATTGCAGCATCTGGCGAGCGGCGGGCTTATGAAGCACTGGTGGCAAAGAAAATGAGGGCGAGTTATCCATGACCTTCCGCCCTGAACGAAAATTTCGACTTGGAACGATGCGGCACCGAATTACGGTGAGCGTGGAAGGCACGACACAGGACGGAGCCGGGCAGCCAGTCGTCACGCTTAGCACTTGGTTGGTCGATGAGCCAGCGAAGTACGAGCCAACAACAGGCGGCGAAGGAGCACGAGGGCGACAAGTGGAGGCCGGAATCAGTGCCATATTCACAGTCAGATACCGCAGCGGATACACGCCAGAAATGGCGATCGACATTGACGGGCAGCGTTTCTGGATCGTTTACGTCAAAGCAGTTCAGGGCATGGATCGCTATCGAGAACTTTATTGCAAATCGGTGGTGCTGTAATGGCAAGAACACGACCAGTCCGGCAACGAAGTAACGTTTCCGTTGGGATGGAACTTATTGACGGTGACAAGTTTTTAAGGGCGTTGCAGCAATTGGAATTTACGATCCAAAGCACAGTTATTGAAAATGCGATTCAGGCCGGAACTGTGCCGGTCGAGGCAGCAATGCTTGTTAACACGCCAGAAAGCGACGGTTCACGCAGGAAACAATCGAACAAAACAAAAAGTCGATGGAGTGGCGCAAAGAAACTAAAAACAACCATTCGATCAGTAGTGAGGCAAAAGCGAAGGTTTGGCACATTAGTCGGCCGGATTGGTTTGGTCGGGCCTTCGTACAGTGAAGGCGGTGGGCATGGAAACCTGTTTTCAAAAGATCATAAGCGAAAGGTTTCGTGGGGGCGTGATGCTGGCACAATTCGCAAGGTCAATCAGTTTGTCAAGAAAACGGCAGACGAAACAAAGGCGGCCGCATCATCAGCCGTCACATCAGCACTGAAGTCTGGAATTGAAGCAGCAGCAAATCGGATGACGAAATAATGGCGGATCTTGGTAGTGCAGTCAGGGGATATTTAGCGGCGAATGTCGGCGTAGCAGCCGCCGTATCGACTCGCATATTCCCGGATGTACTGCCGCAAGGATACACAATCAGGACAGGTGGAGCGTTGACGTACACGGTTATCAGCACGACGCACGATCACCTTATCAACGGATTGTCTGGAATTGCCAGAAGCCGAATTGAGTTTACAGCATTTGCCTCAACGCGGGCTGGCGCAAACCTGATTGCAGAAGCGGTCAGGGCAAGTGATTTACAGGGTTACACCGGAGCAATGGGCGGCGTGTCGATTGAATCTGTAATGATCACAGGAGGCATCCAGACGCTGGATGAGCGGCCGACTGATGGATCACAGGAGCATCGATATTTAACGATTTTTGACTATATGATCGCGTATCAGGAAACGGTGTAAAATGGCAACGGGAACACGATTTAAGACCGGCAACACAGCAACGATCACACTGGGTGGAGCACAGACGACCGGCATCACTACAGCGTGGGCTGGAAATGTTGTTTCCATTAATCCAGGGGAATGGACGCTCGGTGAGCGCGACGTGACATTGCTGGCAGACACTGGATTCACCCGAAATGACCCACACGATTTGGCTACTCCAAACGAGATTAGCGGCGTGGTTCGGTTCAGTCCATCTTTAGGACTGCCTCCGATTGACGGAACAGTCGCAACGGTGACCGTCACGCTCCCGCAGCTCAGCACGGCGACCAGCGGAGTAACACGCGGAACGATCACGGGCAAAGCGTTTTTTAGCCGTGTTGCGTTTCCTCAGTTGGCAAACAACGAAACGATGGATTGTGAGTTTACTTTGAAGATGACTGGCGAAACCCTATCACAGACACGAGAAACATGATGGAAATCAAATTGATTGATCACATCGGCGAAGCTCCTAACGGATCGCCAGTGGATCACGAGCAATGGATTGTTTTTTGCGATGACGTGCAAGTCGGATACTTGCCGAAATCGCCTGACGCATGGCTGCAGTGCATTGTGTCATTTAGCGAAACAACAAAGGCTGAATTGATTCAGGCTGTGAATGAAACAGCAGCGTTAAAAATCGGCGGCGTTGTTATGCCGGTCGATCCCGATCTCGAACCAAACGAGGATGAAGAGTAATGACACTAACGAGAGCGACGTTAGGAAAGTTGACGAAACGAGCAACAAAGGACATTGAAGTTTGCGGGCATAAGGTCAGGCTTCAGCGGCCAACACCTTTGGAGCACTCGCAGTATCAAATGTCCTTGGTTGACAAAGAAGGCAAATGGATCGCAACGAATCTTAACGACGCAATCATGCTGCTCACGGCACGCATGTGGATCGACGAAAAAGGCGAGCGGCTGTTTAATGATGACGAGACGAAACAGCTTGGATCGATTGATCTGGCTTTCTATCAGGAGTTGTCGGAACAGTGCCAGAAGTTTGCCATTGTGAGTGAGGCGTCGACAACGCTGGGGGAGTCCGGAAAAACCACCGTCTTCGATTCGCCTGCCGAGTCTGCCTTGAGCTTGGAATAGACGATCCAGAGGCATGGTTGGATTCAATATCGGATCGGGTTTTTGATGTGTGGTGGGCGTATTACCAGTGCGAGCCGTTCGGATCTCACTGGGAACAGGCAGCCTCGCTATCTGCAATGATTCACAGCAACACTGTGATGATGGCGGCAACACGAGGGGCAAAATTGGAATCGCTGAGTGTGATTGATTTCATGCCTGCGGATTCGATGAGGTGGCAGAAACGAACGAGGCTCAGGGCACGCGGCATTAGTCATCCAAAAGCACAAACGGACATTCTCAAGCGGGCATTTGGTTTCTCATGACAAGCATTACTGCACTCAATGTCCGCCTTGGAATCGATACGTCAAATTTCGCTGAAGGTGCGGAGTTTGCAAAGTCGGAAGTGACGAAGATATCGTCCATCATGCGGCAATCGGTGCCTCCTGCTGAAAAGTTTAAGCAGGAGCTGGGACTGCTGAATCGTGCGTTCAGCGAATCTGGTAAGAAGTCAGTTGAGTATGCAAACGCGGTAGAACATTTGAAGCGAAAGCACGAGCAGGCAGCACCGGCCATCAGAGACGTGACCAAGGCTTCAAAGGAAGCGGGGGTATCATCATCATCGGCAATCGCAGCAATCAAGGGCATGGCAGCAGCCTACCTGAGCGTTCAGACGGTCGCAAAGTCAATCAATTTGGCATCACAGGTCGAGGATGCCACGATCGCATTTGAGGTTTTGACCGGCAGTGCAAAAGATGGCCAGTTACTATTCGAGCAAATTCGCAAGTTTGCTGCTGAATCGCCGGTCACGTTTAGCAATGCTGCCCAAGCAACGAAAACGATGATGAGCTTCGGCGTGGCGGCTCAGGACGTTCAGAAAAATCTGCAAATGCTATCTGATGTCACTGGAGGCAACAACGATCGATTCAAGATGCTGTCGCTGGCGTTTTCCCAGACGTCAGCAGCAGGGCGATTGATGGGGCAGGATGTGCTCCAGATGATTAACGCTGGCTTCAACCCGTTGCAGCAGATCAGCAAGACCACCGGCGAATCTATGATTGATTTGAAAAAGCGAATGGAGGACGGCGGAATATCATCACAGGAAGTGCGGAAAGCATTTGAAGACGCTACTTCAGCCGGCGGGATGTTCCACGGCATGACCGAGCGACTTGCTGGCACGGTGAGCGGCAAGCTTAACATCGCACTAAGCGACCTTGAGCAAAAAGCCGCATCCGCAGGTCAGGCAATGGGGCCGTTGTTGATCCAATTGCTCGACACGTTTACAAGACTCAAACCAATTCTGGATGCGGTTATTAACCTCGTTGATGGCATATCGCAGGGGCTGGGGTTTGCAATCGCAGTGGTGACGGACCTAATCAACAGCGTCACGAATTTCACGGTCGACACTACCGAAATGAACAAGTTTCTTGATCTGCTTGAGCAGCGAGAACGAGAAGCCGAAGCAGCCAAACACAAGGCGATCAACGAGGAGTTTCAGCAGAAGGCAGCGGCCGTAAATCATGTGGCAATCGCCGAACGCAAGGCAGCCGAGCAGTTAGCGGCAGCCAGAGCAAAGCACATGGAAGATCAAAAGAAAGCTGCAGAAGACGCAATCAAGCAGCAGCAAAAAAACATCGAGAAAGAAAAGGCGGCTCGGCTAAAGGCGATTGAAGACGCAAAGAAGGCTCAGGAGCAAGCTGCACGACAGGCTGAAGAGCAATTCCAGCGAGACATGGAAAATGCCCGCAAGGCCGCGATGGACTACTTCGCGCAGCAGGAAGAAAAGAACAAGCAGCGCAGAGCAGACGTTGCGGCCGGGCCGGGTGCTGGCATGGAAGTCGGATCTGCTGAGGCTGCTAAGTTCTCTGCCGATCAAATCAATCGGCAGATCAGCGTGGCGGCCGTGCCAGATCAGCCAACGCCGGGCGAAGTGCAGATTGCGTGGAAGGCAGAGCAGCTTTTTAAAGAACAGCAGGCGGCAAACGCTTTGGCGACGCGGCAGATTGCAATCATGGATAGCCTTTTAAGAGAAGCCAAGGAAAACGGTTTCAGGAGAATTCGATAATGGCTGATCTTAGCGGAATTACGGCGGTTAGGCCGACATCAACAACGCAGGTTCGCACCTTGCAATACGGCGGCACCGTAGCAGTCGGGCAGCCAGTTTCCCTCAGCTCCAGCAAGTACGTCGCATCGGACGCGAACGCATCGGCAACGCTGGCAGCAGCGACAGGAATCGCAATGACGCCTGGCGTGACAGATGGCTATGGACTTGTTGCCGTTGGCGGATCAATCATTCTTGTCGGCACAACAATGACAGTCGGCGAAACTTATCTTGTGTCCGACACGGCTGGAGGAATCATGCCGAACGCTGACAGATCGACAGGCGACTATGTGACGCGACTTGGCACGGCATCAACAGCAACTCAGCTCGATTTGTCTATTCAAGCAACAGGGGTGCAGGTGCCGTAATGCCAGTTTCTGGAACACTACTCGGAGAACAAAGTCAAGGCCGCGGCGGCATCCGTTCGTCAGGCGGGGTGCCTATACTCGACGAAACGTATCACTACTTAGTAGAAATGGCGGCTGTTACTGCTGATCGCGTCGATGCGCTGTCCGTGAGTGGTGTTCCGCAGGTCGGAGTCACGCAATCGGCTGGCGGGTATGCAGTATGCAGAAATGTTGATGCTGTTCGTAGAGAGAATCAGAGGCTTTATTGGGACATAACCGCGACGTTCAGCAGCGAAGTTGATGAACGGCAAGGCACGCAGGCGGTATCTGGAAACCCGACTGAGTGGATACCGATCTACGAAACTAAGTTCGAGCGACTTCAAGAAATCGCAACGAAAGATGCAGCAGGAACGGCAATAGCAAACAGCGCTGGGCAACCGTTCGAAAACGGAATACTTCGTGCCCGATTTATCCCGATCTGGGAGTTTTATCAATTTGAGCCTGCGACCGTCACAGATGAGACAGTTATCGCTCGCAATGAAGTTGTAAACGACGCGACGTTCAAAGGCCGGGCAACGAAAACACTGCTTTGCACGATTCTGTCATCCGTCATTGGATTTTATTACGGATCTCGCAGGAGACTTACGCGGTATTCGCTGCGATACAACGACAAAACATGGACGCACAAACGTCTAGATGTCGGAACGGTATACCTCGACGCAGGGGTGCATAAACCATATCTGGATGATGATGACAATGTGATGCTTGGTGCGTTGAATGGATCTGGGGCAAAGCAAACGCCAGGAACACCGCCAGCGGTTCGTGAATTCGATATGTACGCCACCGCATCGTTTGCTTCGTTTCTGAGGATATAAAATGCCAGATGAAAAGACATATGGCTTTAACAAGGACGATGCAAATTCACTGGTGCAGGGAATTTCAAACGGCGAGGATTGGTTTCCGGAAATAAAGCCGCGCGGTTTGCGGACTGGCGGCAGCAGCCACACGATCTGGTTCACCATTGACGATGTTCTTTGTCCCGGAATCGACTACGTCGATGAAACTACGTTAATCGTCACCGCTGAATGGTACACGGGCGGTTGCAGTAAAACGCCACCGGGAGCCACGTACGAAGGAACATATGAGGTATACGATGTTTGCAGTTATCTGAACGGGCTTACTCCGACAGATTTAATTGGTACAAAAGGACGAGCGACGTATCACTATCCATTGACCGGATACTGCGAACCACGCTGGATAATTGACGACCTGTGCGCGTCAGCGGAGTGTGCCTAATGCCTCCCCGCTATCTGCGAAAAGC